GAACACCCCAACTTGCATGTAAGGAATACATCATGGCACGCACTACGTTTCAAGGCCCAGTTCGTTCATTGGGCGGCATTTATCAACAAGGCCCAGCTACTGTTGTTGACATCACAACAAGCACCACATTAAGCCCAGAAGCTCACGGCGGTCGTATCATCGCTGTTGGTGGTTCTTTGGCAGCTGCATTGACATTGACTTTGCCAGCTATTAACGTATCAACAAACTCTATTACATCTGGCCCCGGCCAAGACCCAAACACAGTTAACAACGAAGGTGTTGTTTACACAATCTGGGTTCCTACTACCATCTCTACAAGTTCTTTAAAGATCGGTACTAACGGCACTGACAAATATGTTGGTTCAATCACCATGAACGACGTTGACTCAGACGGCGCAGCATTGGTTGGTTTCTTTGCCGCCGCTGCCAATGACTTTATTAACTTGAACGGCACTACCACTGGCGGTGTTGCAGGTTCATGGATACAGATCGTTGCAATTGCAGCCAACAAATACATGGTTAACGGAACAGTCCTTGGCACTGGTACTGTTGCTACACCATTCGCTAACTCCTAATCAACCCAAGGGGCTTCGGCCCCTTTTTTAAAGGAGATTGATTATGATGCAAACAGACGTTAAATCGGGCCACCTTAACAACTCAGGTTTTGTTGTTTTGGGGCGAAATAGGCTCAAAGCTGTCTCTATGGTTGGTACAGCTACGGCTGGAACACTAGACATCTTTGACACGACCACAGCACCCGTTGCTGCTACATACGAGCGGGCTGGCACTCTTATCACTGTTACAAAAAGTGCACATGGATTGGTTACTGGGAATGTAGTCGGACTTACGTTTGCAACAGCAAGCGGATCATCTGGCACAAACGGTAACTACACAATTACACGCACAGGCGCAAACACTTTTACAGTTACAGATATTAACTCTGGAACTATTGTTGCCGGAACAGTAGCTGCATACGCATCTTTGTGGCTTGCTAGTTACGATACTGGTGCGTCTGACTTGTTTGGTAATTTTGCTTTAATTCCCGGAGAAGGTATTTTGGCAAGAAATGGTATCTATTTGAGCATGAGTAACTTACTTTCTGCGAACATTTACTATGGCTAAGAGTCCAGCATGGCAGAGGAAAGAAGGCAAGTCCGAGAAGGGCGGCTTGAACGCCAAAGGTCGGGCCTCCGCGAAAGCGCAAGGTATGAACTTGAAACCTCCCCAGCCGGAAGGCGGCTCACGGCGCGACTCCTTTTGTGCAAGGATGAGTGGCATGAAAAAGAAGTTAACCTCTGCCAAGACAGCAAACGATCCAGATTCACGCATCAACAAAGCTCTTAGAGCATGGAATTGTTAACATGACTACACATTCCGACACAGTTAAAAGCACGCTGGATATTGTTTCGGTGTTTGCAACCATAGGATCATTCTTGGAAATGTTTACCCCAGTATTTGGTCTTATTGGTGCAGTCTGGACAGTGATGCGAATTGCTGAAATGATTGCGGGTAAACCCTTTGCTGAACTTATTCGCAGGAAAAAAAATGCCGTCAGTGAGTAAGAAGCAACACAATTTCATGGCAGCGGTGGCTAACAACCCAGCGTTTGCTAAGAAAGCAGGCGTCCCACAGTCTGTGGGTAAAGAGTTTAACGAGGCCGACAAAGGCCGTAAATTTTCTAAAGGTGGTGATATGAAAAAAATGAATATGGGCGGATACGCCGACGGTGGTATGACCATGGTTAAAGGTAAAGACGGCAAAATGGTTCCTGACTTTGCCGCTGACGGCAAGGGTAAGATGGCCAAAGGCGGCATGGCTAAAAAAATGAAGTTTGATGATGACCGGGAACCCGGAAGTTCAGGTGGTAGTAAAGGCGACCGCGTGGGAGCACCCGGAGGTGACGATATGGTTGGCGCGTATAAACGTGGCGGCATGGCTAAAGCAGACATGAAGCAAGATAAGTCTATGATGCAAAAGGCTGTGAACAAGCATGAAGGCCGTTTGCACAAAGGTGCAACTATGACTAAGCTGTCTAAAGGCGGCATGGCTGCATCCAAAATGGGCTCGGTTAAAACTTCTTCTAGTCGTGATGGTATTGCTACTAAAGGCAAAACCAAAGGCACAATGATTACCATGAAAAATGGCGGAAAGTGCTAAGCCATGAAAAAATACGCTGAAGGTGGTATCTATACCGCTGAAATGGGTAAACCCCCAACAGACCCCGAAGGCGTGCCAGCGGATAAAAAACCTGCGGCTAAACCCGCGCCTAAGCCAACGCCTAAGAAGACTGCGCCCCCAAAAGACACAGTGTTCCGCGAAGGTATGCCAGTTCCACAAGATGTAGATGGTGGATCTGCCCCCCGCAAGAAAAAGATGGCCAATGGTGGCGTCACTCGCGCAGACGGTATTGCCCAGCGTGGCAAGACTCGCGGAAAAATGTGTTAAGGAAATAATATGTCATCCCCAAAACAAAATGCCTCGCCCGAAGAAATGCGCAAACTCGCTGAGCTTAATAAAGCGTTGTATGGGACAAAACCCAAAATACAACCAATGCCTCCTAAACCTTCTCCTATCAATCAACGAAACTACGACCGTTTGGTCGCAAAGGCTGAAAAAGGCCCATTGAGTCAAATCGATCAAAGAAACTTGGCTTTTGCGACCAAAAAATTGGGGATGAATAGCCAGCCTCAAACGCCTCCAATAGCTCAAATGCCCCGAATCAAATTCCAAGGTGATACCGGTGGTGGAATGATAGGTACAATGGGCGGCACAGGATACGATTTGGGGACTGCTAGCAATTTGGGTACTGCTGGCGGCGGTATGCCACCTGCTGGGAATGTCCAACAGACTGTAAGCGGTGGACCCCCACCAAACTATGGCGGGATGACAATGAAAAAAGGCGGTTCTGTTTCTTCAGCCTCTAAGCGTGCGGATGGTATTGCTACAAAAGGTAAAACACGCGGAAAGTATATCTAATCATGGCAACCGTAAAACCAGCGGCTAAAGTAGTTAAGTCTTTAAAAAAGGCTGGGTTTTATGGTGCAGCCGAACCCAAACGGCTGGCTATTATTAACAAAGTTACAACTAAACCCCAGCGGATAAAGATGGTTGATAAGATGTTTTTAGCCAAAAAAACTAAAGGTAATCCAAAATGATGCCAAGCCGTGGAATGGGAGCCATATCCCCAAGCAAAATGCCCGGTGCAAAGAAAAAGGCACGTCGGGATAACACTGACTTTACCCAGTACAAAGAGGGTGGTAAAGTTAACGCTGCTGGCAACTACACGAAACCCGGTTTGCGCAAGCGGATTGTGTCTCAGGTAAAGGCTGCAAACACTCACGGCACAGGCGCAGGACAATGGTCTGCACGCAAAGCACAACTTGTAGCTAAAAAATACAAGGAAGCTGGCGGAGGGTATAAAGATTGAAAGCCCCACAACAATCCCTCAAAGACTGGGGCGACCAGAAATGGAGAACCAAAAGTGGTAAAAAATCTTCTGACACAGGTGAAAGATACCTTCCTTCTGCTGCGATTAAAAGTCTCAGTCCAAGTGAGTATGCTGCGACAACGCGTGCAAAACGTGCTGGCAAAAAAGCCGGAAAACAATTCGTAGCCCAACCTAAAACTATTGCAAAGAAAACGGCAGGATTTAGATGACTACTACCGGAACCACACTGTTCAACATGGACTTCACGGAGATTGCCGAGGAAGCTTGGGAGCGTGCGGGCCGTGAAATGCGTTCTGGCTATGACCTGCGTACAGCGCGTCGTTCAATGAACCTGATGACTGTTGAGTGGCAAAACAAAGGCATTAACATGTGGACGATGGAGCAGGGGATTATTAACCTGACTCCGGGTTTAGCCACATACGCTTTGCCGACTGACACCATTGATTTGTTAGAACATGTAATTCGCACTGGATCTAACACTGCTTCTACGCAGGCAGACTTAACCATCTCACGCATTAGTGTTTCTACCTATGCAACTATTCCAAACAAGCTTAGCCAAGCTCGCCCAATTCAAGTCTGGATTCAAAGACTTTCTGGCGAAACTAACCCAACCAATTCGGTCTTGGTGGGCGCGATTACGGCAACAGACACCACAATAACGCTTAACACCATAGTGGGTTTAGCTGGCTCAGGATTTATGCGTATTGATTCAGAAGATATTTACTACACATACGTATCAGGGAATACCCTAGGTGGTGTGTACCGTGGCCAGAACAACACAACCGCCGCATCTCATACTGATGGCTCAGCTATTTTTGTACCCCAGCTCCCTGCTGTAACTGTTTGGCCAACGCCCGACAACACAACACCTTACCAATTTGTGTATTGGAGACTGCGCCGAGTACAAGATGCTGGCGCTGGTGTTGAGACTGCCGACATGAACTTCCGCTTTTTACCGTGCCTTGTAGCTGGTTTGGCATATCACATTGCAATTAAAGTACCTGAATTGATGCCCCGCATCCAGATGCTTAAACAGATTTACGACGAGACTTTTGAGATTGCCGCTGGTGAAGACCGTGAAAAAGCTCCGCTTCGCCTTGTTCCTAGGCCAATGTTTATTGGAAGTGGCGGGGGTTACTAATGGGTAATCGGTACGCATCGGGCAAGATAGCGATTGCTGAATGTGATCGCTGCGGCCAGCAATTTAGGTTAAAACAGCTTAAGACAGAAATTATTAAGCAACGTAAATATGAGTTGTTGGTTTGCCCTGAGTGTTGGGATCCCGATCAGCCACAGTTGATGTTAGGTACGTTTCCAGTAGATGATCCACAAGCCCTACGTAACCCACGTAGAGATACAACGTATGTAACTTCTGGTGTAAATGCTAATGGCAATCTGTCTGGTGGTTCACGAGACATTCAGTGGGGCTGGCAACCGGTTGGCGGGGGCAGTTTAAATGATGCAGGATTGACGCCAAACTACTTGGTGGCAACGACATTTGTTGGTACAGTAAGCATATCTTAAGGAGCTTAAAATGGCGTATACAAAATCAGCCGACGGCATTGCTAAAAAAGGCAAGACCGAGGGCAAAAATTTAGGTGATAGCGGCCCTATCGCTGGCATGATGCACGGTGGAAAAGGCAAAGGTAAGGGTAAAACCAATGCCGATATGAAGGCTATGGGCCGTAACTTGGCAAAAATTGCCAATCAGAAACGAGGTTAATCATGGCTAAATTTAGCAAAAAAATAATGGGTAAAGAAGTTGGCGATGCCGCGGTCTATGCCACGCCACACACAATGACTGGTAAAGTTGTTAAAGCTTCTGAGAACCCCGGCTCTGGCCCTGACCACAGCGATGCCAATACAGTCAATATGTCTGTTGGAAACATTTCTCGTCGTGCGCAGCCAGCAACTAAAACGTCTGGTATCAAAATGCGTGGCGCAGGTGCAGCTACCAAAGGCTTTATGAGCAGAGGCCCAATGGCATGAATTACGCCGACCTTGTCACGCAGGTAAGCGATTACTGCGAGAACTCTTTCCCAACTGACAATATGAACGTGTTCATTCGTCAGGCGGAGCAGCGCATCTATAACACCGCGCAGCCCGCTAATTTGCGAAAGAACGTGACAGGCGTATTGACCACTGGCAACAAATATCTTGAATGCCCCACAGACTTCTTATCGGTATATAGCCTTGCCGTATACCCGTACAACACCACAACTGCCACAGGAACAGCTGGGCAGAAAACAATTGTAGTGGCTAGTACTACAGGTATTGCAGCGGGTCAGCAAGTTACAGGCACGGGGATTGGCACTAACGCACAAGTTAGAAGCATTGCAGGTACTACGATTACATTAACAGTGGCCAATAGCGGCGCTGTATCTGGCTCTGTAGTGTTTCAGGGTGACTATTTGTATCTGCTAAACAAAGACGTTAACTTCATCCGTGAAGCCTATCCTTTGTCTGCGTTTGCATCTGAGCCTAAACATTACGCAATCTTTGGCCCACGATCTGACAATGTGAATGAGCTAACGTTTATCGTTGGCCCAACACCTAGCGCGGCCTATAACGCAGAGCTTCACTACAACTACTATCCTGAGTCTATTGTGACGGCGGGGACTACATGGTTGGGTGATAACTTTGATTCTGTTCTGTTATACGGAACTATCTGCGAGGCTTACACCTACATGAAGGGTGAGGCCGATATGGTTGCACTTGCCCAACAGCGTTATGTACAGGCTATTGCTTTGTATAAAAACTTGGCGGATGGCAAACAACGTGCTGATGCTTATCGTGATGGTCAAATTCGGACGACGGTTTCATGAGCAGCATTCTCCAAACTCAGACGACTAGCTTTAAAACAGAGCTGTATACGGGCGTTCATAACTTGTCTACAAACACGTTAAAGATTGCTTTGTACACGGCTAACGCTAATTTAAACGAAGCCACCACTGTTTACACAACAGACGGTGAAGTTAGCGGTACAGGTTACAGCCCCGGTGGAGTAACTTTGACTGGCGTAACAATTAACTCGTCTGGTTATACAGCTTATGTAGACTTTGCCGACGTGGTGTTTAACGCATCCGTAACAGCTCGTTGTGCTTTGATTTACAACGTTACTCAGGGTAACAAATCCATTGCTGTGTTGGACTTTGGGTCTGACAAAACATCCACCAATTTCACCATCACAATGCCTGCTAATACAGCCACGGCAGCATTAATTCGTTCTTCTAACTAAGGAGTCACTATGACTATTGAAAAACTTAAAGCCACTGACGTAGTCTCTAGTGGTCTGACTTGTAACACTAAAGCTGGTGAAACTGCACAAGCTACAGGCGTATACCACGTTGAGTGCCATGATAAAGATGGCAACTTGAAATGGACTGCCGACTCCAAAAACTTGGTTGTCAACGTTGGCCTCCAGTACATGGCTGGTACTGCGCTAACTTCTGTTACTCAGATTACCACTTGGTATCTTGGCCTGTATGGTGCTGGTGCTTCTAATACACCTGCGGCTGGCGACACTATGTCTTCACACGCTGGTTGGACAGAGGTTACTACTTACAGCAACGCCAACCGTGTTACTGCTACTTTTGCAACAGCGACTACCGCCAACCCTTCTGTGGTAACTAACTCTGCTTCTCCAGCAGTGTTTAACATCAACGGCACAACAACCGTTGGCGGCGCTTTTCTTACAAGCAACAACACTAAGGGCGGCACGACTGGCACTTTGTTCTCTGCGGCAGATTTTGGCTCACCCGGTGATCGCTCTGTGGTCAATGGTGATACCTTGTCTGTGACATACACATTCAGCTTGGCTGCATAACATGTCAGCATGGGGCAGCGGCACTTGGGGTGAAGGTGGCTGGGGCTTTACGGCTTTTACCAGCACTGTAAACGACTCCGCCACGGGAAGTGATGCCGCTGTTTCGGTTGCCAGTGTAAACGCCGCTGTTAATGAGACAGGTACAGCAGTAGACGAAAATAGTGCACTGTCGGTAATTAGCGCTAGTGTCAGCGAAACAGGCACTGGGTCAGATGCTTTAGTAGCAGGGCAGTTTATTGACGTTGCAGTTGCTGAATCAAGTACTGGTAGCGATGCAATATTAGCGGCTGTTGGAAATTCTGCAACAGTAGATGAGTTGTCTACAGGTTCAGATGCTGTAACTAGCACGCCTACGTATTCAGCGGCAGTGAGCGAAAGTTCAACTGGCACAGACAGTGTAACGTCAAGTTTTATATTCTTTGGAGACGTACAAGAGTCAGCAACGGGTTCCGATACAACAAGCTCGACACTTACGCTGAGTGCGTCAATTGATGAGACTGCTACAGGAACAGAAGCACTTACAACAAACGTAAGTCTTAACCCGACGGTAGCAGAAAGCGCGGTAAGCGCGGATACTTTGGCGGCAGCGGCAGCGTTTATTTCGTCTATTACAGAATTAGCAACTGGAACAGATACTGTAACTGCGCGGCCTTTCTGGGAAGTAATTGATGACACGCAGACTGCAAACTGGCAAAATATCGGTAACACGCAAACGGCAGGTTGGACTGCTATTGCAACGACTTAGGAGCAATTAAATGGCAACAGCGTACTCAACCAACTTAGAACTTGCGCTGCCGGTTCAGGGCGAGCTATCTGGTACATGGGGTGATACCGTCAACAACGGTATTACGCAGTATCTTGATACGTCAATTGCGGGTAGTCAGATTATCAGCGGTAGCCAAACTGCGGTTACGTTAACGAACACAAACGGCGACGCTGCTGCTACCAACATTGCACAAGTTGGCAGTGGTGCTACGGGTACGGCGCAGTATCAGATTATTCGCTGTACAGGCAATCCTGCGGGGCTGCTGACAATTACAGTCAGCGAAACCGTTACTGCGGGTTACAGCAAGACTTACATCATCATTAACGCTACATCCACAAGCCAGTCGGTAAAGATTGTAGGCAGCGGCCCCACTACAGGTATTACAGTTGCTTCTGGCGACAAAGCGTTTGTAGCGTGGAGTGGCTCTGACTTTGTGCGAGTGGGCGCATCGGCTGGCGGTTCAACTACCCAAGTTCAGTACAATAATGCAGGCAATTTGGCAGGCTCTGCCAATCTGACCTTTGACGGCACAACGCTAACGGCCAATGACATCATTGACTCTTCGCTGACAGCCAGCAAACCCGTATTTACAAACGGCAGTAAAAACTTGGTGTCTACTGGAACGCTGGGTGTTGACCAAGGCGGTACAGGTTTAACAACTACAACAGCGTACAGTGTGGTGTTTACTGGTACTACCGCTACAGGTAACTTTCAAGCTTCTGCTGGCCCCGGTACAACAGGGCATGTTCTAACAAGTAACGGCGCGGGTGCTTTACCAACTTTCCAAGCGGCAGCGTCTTCCGGTGCTACTAAAGGTCAAGCAATCGTACTTTCAATGATTTTTGGATAATAAGGAGCAAACATGGCTACCCCTAATTTAGCAAACGTAACAACAATCACACCTGCAAATTCGCAGGTTTATCTGACAACAACTAACGCAACAAGCCTTGCAAGTAATGCGGCTTCAAGCGGTACGGTGTTGAAGATTGAAAGTTTGGTTGTGTCAAACTCAGATACAACAACGGCATATACCGTTACGATAAATACTTACAGCGCCGCCGCTTTGGGTGGTACGGCATATCCGATTGTTTCTACTTTGTCGGTTCCTGCCAACTCTTCAGTCATTGTGATTGACAAGACCAACACCATTTACCTCAATGAGAATCAATCATTGGGTGCAACGGCTGGTACAGCAAATGAAATTTATGTAAATACTTCTTATGAGGTAATGTCGTAATGAGCCAAAGAAACCCCGGCGGCCTGATCAGCGGAACCGCCATCAATGTAACTACATTTGGGGCAAGTGGCATCTTCACTTTGTCTCAGGTGCAACAGTTCATTTCCGCTGGCAGGTGGCCTCAAAACTTCTTTACCGTCATTGAAACTATCACAGGTTCAGGCACATGGGTGTGTCCCACAGGTGTTACAACTGTTGACTACCTTGTAGTCGCAGGTGGCGGTGGTGGTGGATTTGGTGTTTGTACTAGCTACGTAGGTGGTGGTGGCGGTGCTGGTGGTTATCGACAAGGCACAGGATTCCCTGTTTCCGCTGGTGTTGCGTACACGGTTACAGTAGGCGCTGGTGGTTCTGGTGGAACAACGGGGCCTAATGTTTCTGCTGTTAATGGAAGCAACTCAGTTTTTGGAAATGCTCCTAATGCAGTTACATCTGCTGGTGGTGGCAGAGGCGCATCATCTGGCGCACCAAGTCCATTATTAGGTTGCGCTGGCGCTGGTGGTTCTGGCGGTGGTGGGGCGTCAAATTACAATAATTCCCCTGCGGCGTCTCTCCCCGGCGGTGCAGGAAATACACCAACTACATCTCCATCGCAAGGCAACAATGGTGGTAATGGTGGTGGTTTCTCAATTCCTTGTTGTGGCATATTAGGAGCGCAAGGGGGAGGCGGTGGTGGTGCAAGCGCAATTGGTGGCAGTGCTCCCGGTACTAATGCAAACGGGCGACCCGGTGGCGCAGGCTCCGCCTCTACAATTAGTGGCGCATCAGTAACTTACGCAGGGGGTGGAGGCGGTGGCGGATGGGGTTGCAATATTGGCGACTCTGGTGGCTCTGGCGGTGCTGGTGGTGGCGGTGCTGGTGGTGGAAAAAACCAAGTAGGCACGGCAGGCACAGCTAGTTTGGGCGCTGGGGGTGGCGGTGGTGGTGGAACTTCTACACCTTTTGGTGCCGTAGTTGGCGGTGCTGGCGGTTCAGGTATTGTCATCATTAAATACTTACAACCCACAACCAATACCGTTTTTGACTTCAACGCATCTACGATTTGGAAATGCCCCACAGGTATTAACTCTATTGACTACCTAGTAGTTGGCGGTGGTGGCGGTGGTGGTGGCACAACGGCTGGCCCATCAGGTGCAGTAACTGGTGGTGGCGGAGGCGGTGCTGGGGGCTTCCGTATTGGCTCTGGCTTTGCTGTGACGCCCGGCTCTAACTACATCGTTACTATTGGCGCTGGCGGTAGAGGGGGTAATTTTAACGCCTCAAGTCCCACTACTATTGGTGCAAATGGTGTTGCTTCTAGTTTTGTAATTTCCCCCGGCGCTTCGCCAACTATTATTGAATCTGCTGGTGGTGGTCGTGGTCGTGGTGACGGGAATCCTGTTGCTACGCCTGTAGGAAATGGCGGTTCTGGTGGTGGAGGTGGTTCAGCAACAGTTACTGCTGGAAATGGAAATATTCCTTCTGTATCTCCAGCGCAAGGCAATAATGGCGGAACTGGCTTATCCCCTCAGCAACTTGCTGGAGGTGGAGGTGGCGCTGGTGCTGTTGGCGGTAGTGGAGTTGCTCCAATTACAATTGGGTCAGGAGGTGCTGGAACTGCTTCATCAATCACTGGCTCATCTGTAACTTATGCTGGTGGCGGTGGTGGCGGTGGTCTAGGGCCAAGAACGCCATCAACAGGGGGCGCTGGTGGAGGCGGGGCTGGTGGATTTGCAAATGCGTCGCCCAGTCCACTTGGTTCACTATCTGTTGCTGGAACCGCTTTTACGGGCGGCGGCGGCGGCGGCGGCGGATTTTCTGCGTCTCCAATCCCCGGCACTTACGGCGCTGGTGCGGCAGGTGGTTCTGGTATTGTTATTTTCAAAGCTGTGGGGTAAAAATGGAACGTGAGTTTTATCAGTTGTACGGTATTGACACTGCGATGCATTTGTTGCGTCCCGGTGCAAAGTGGGAAATCTCCAACACAACGTTTACTCGTTGGGATGACCCACGTCCTTGCCCAACCATTGAAGAAGTATTTGAAGTGATGGAAAAAATCAAAGCGTTTGAAAACACCATAAACACGGTGTTTACTGAGGCACAACTAAAAGAGCTTCGTGGTCAGCACGACATGATTAGCAGGGCTGTCAACGCATGAACATGTTCAACCTATTCCCCACACCAGTGGCTTTTTCCAAGTTTGAAAGAGAACTGACGGAAGATGAGCTTGCGTTCTTTAAGAATCAAGAACAAAAGCCAAATCAGGGGAATACAACAAGCGCTGACAGGAAGATCCTTGAACATGCGCTAATGGCAGACGTTCGTGCCTCTGTTCAAAAAGCCATTGATACATACTTTCAAGAGGTGTATCGCCCTAAGTTTGATGTCAAGTTACGGATCACACAGTCATGGATGAACTACTCAGAGCCGGGGCAATTCCACCACAAACACGCTCATC